GGCGACCGGGTCAAGATGCTGTCGGGCGTCGGCGCCGGGTTTATCGCCACGGTCCAGGAGATGACGCCCGAGGGGCGGGTCGCGCTGATCTGGACCCTGTTCGGTCGTCCAGCCCCGGTTCGACTGGATCAGGACGAGCTCGAGCCGATCACACAAGATGTTGAGCCGAGGGAGCGCGAGACCGCTAAGGCTTGACATGCGGAGCGCCAGTGTGTCAGACGCAAGGTCAATGCCACCCTTCGGGGTGGAGGGACGACCGGCTGCGGGCAATGCGCCCTCAGAACATGGCCCCAGCGGGGCAGGCCGATCCCGGCGCGAAAAGCGCCACGTCTCTGGAAATGCGCCCGCTATCGCTCGCTATTCGCCGGGCCGAGGCGCCCTGATCCTGAAGTGGGCGGCGGTCCGCACATCAGAGACCAGGCCCGTCCATCCATATTCCTCAGGCCCCGGCCCATCGACCCATTCACCAGGCATCAAGGCGACGTATTTCGCGGCGTCGGGCGTCAGCAGGTAATGGGTGCGCTCGCTGCGGTCATCGTCCCGACAGAACAGGCCGATACGATCGCTCACCCGCCCGCTCGCCCGAGCGTCGAGTTCGAGCGCAGCGGAGACCGCGACCATCGCCGCATCCATGAACGCGCTATCGCCATAAGGGGCGGTGCAGTGTTTCCAATCCATGCCCGGATCATGTGCTCAAGCTCAGCCGCTGGCAACCAATAGAGACCCGGGCGCCCTACGCGCTCGCATGGGGATAGCCCCCAAATCGGCCCGCTGCCGCGTCGCTGCGGTCCGCCTCCTAAGCCCCGAGAGCGAGGGCCCGGAGGCCCCGGCCGGTCACCGCATTCGCCATAGGTCTGCGGGACCGGTTGGACCCCATTCATAGCCCAAACATCGCGGCGCGATCCTATGACCGGAGGGACACATGCCCGCCCTCAAGAACGCCAGGCATGAACGGTTCGCCCAGGAGCTGGCGAAGGGTGAGACGGCCGATGCGGCTTACGTCGCGGCTGGCTTCAAGGCCAATCGCGGCAACGCGGCCACCCTCAAAGCAAATCAAAGCGTGCGAGATCGGGTTGAGGAAATCCTCGGGCGAGCCGCGACCCGCGCCGAAATCACCGTCGCCAGCATCACCGAGCGCCTGCTCAAGATCGCGGAGAAAGGCGAGGGCTCCAAGTCCGCGCCGCTCCTGTCGGTCGCTCGCGCCAGGCTCATGGACGCCGCCAAGCTCAACGGGCTGGTCGTCGATAAGGGCGAGAACACCGACACGTCGACCGTCACGGTCCAGTACGTCACCGCCAAAGCCGGCCCGCCGCCGAAGACCAGCGACGAGGATTACGAGACCCCGGCATGATCTATGAGCCGATCCCGGCCTTTCGGTTCCTGACCGAGACGCCGCTGGGCTCATACCGCTACCGGGCTGCGTTCGGGGGGCGGGGCTCGGCCAAGTCCTGGGAGTTCGTCAACGCGGCGATCTTCCATGCCGTGACGACGCCAAAGCTCCGCGTGGTCTTCCTGCGGGAGATCATGGCGAACCTGAAGGAGTCGTCGCTGGAGCTGGTGAGGAACCGGCTTGAGCACTACGGCCTGCTCAACACCTATTTCCGCGAGGTCGATGGCGCCTTCATCGGTCGCGGCGGCCAGAAGATCATGTTCATCGGCCTCTGGAAGGGGAACAAGCCGGAGGGCATCAAGTCCCTGGAGGGCGCGGGCCTGACCATCCTGGAGGAGGCGCAAGAGGTGCGCCAAGCCTCGATGGACGTCCTGCTCCCGACCATCCTGCGGACCCCGATTTCAGAGCTGTGGGCGATCTGGAACCCCAGGCTGGCGACAGACCCCATCGACATTTTCTTCCGCGGCCCGGTGAAGCCCAAGCGGGCCATCGTCCGCAAGATCAACCACGATCAGAACCCGTTTTTCCCCGAGGCCCTGGCCGAGCTGATGGCCCTGGACTTCGCCAAGGACAAACTGCGGGCGATCTGGATCTGGCTTGGCGGCTACATGCCGTCGGTCCAGGGGGCGATCTGGAACCGCGATGGCCTGGACCGGGCCTGGCACATGGGCCGGCTGGCCGAGGACGGATGGGGCCGCGTCGTGGTCGGCGTTGACCCCTCTGGCGGGGGTGACGACGTCGGGATCGTGGTCGCGGCTGAATATGGCGACGGGGCGATTGTCCTGGAGGACGCCACCTGTCCCGCCTCAAGCCCTCTGGCCTGGGCCACCGCAGTCGCCAAGGCGGCTGACCGATGGAAAGCCGATTGCGTGGTGGCCGAAAAGAACTTCGGCGGTGACATGGTCGAAAGCACGCTCCGCAGCGCCGGGGTCAAGACCCGCGTCGTGATGGTGACCGCCAGCCGCGGCAAGCACGTCCGGGCCGAGCCGGTGGCCGCCCTGTACGACCAGGACCTGATCCGCCACCGCGAGCAGTTCCCGCTCATGGAGGCCGAGCTGCTGATGACCACCCCAGGCGGCTACCAGGGCGACGACTCGCCCAACCGCCTCGACGCCCTGGTCTGGGCCATCACCGACCTGAAGCTCAGCGGCACGATCTACCACATCAACGCCATGGCCTGACGGAGGGCAGATGCAGCCATCTTTCCGCCGCACCGGCCGCCCTGGCGGTCTGACTATGGACGGCCTGTCGAACGTCATATCTGGCGTCGGCGGGGCTCGGGATAAGCGCAGCTTCGACACCTACACGCTGAACCCGGTGAACATCGCCGAGGTCGAAAGCGCGTATCGGTCGTCCTGGCTAGTCCGAAAGATCCATGACCTGCCGCCCTGGGACATGACCCGGGCCTGGCGAAACTGGCAGGCTGAAGGCGATCAGATCGAGGCCATCGAAGCCGAGGAGCGGCGCCTCGCCCTGTCGGCCAAGGTCCGCAAGGCCCTGCTCTGGGCGCGACTGTATGGCGGCGCGGCCCTGGTCCTGGGCCTGCCGGGCAAGGCCGCGGAGCCGGCTGGGCAGGTCGGCAAGGGCGGGCTGTCCTACATCCATGTCCTGACCCGTCACCAGGTCCAGATCGAGGACATCGAGCGCGACCCGCTGTCGCCTCTGTTCGGCCAGCCTGTGAGCTATCAGCTGACCGGATCGACCCGCCAGGCCAACGTCCACCCCTCGCGCGTCATCCCCTTCATCGGCCAGGCCCTGCCGGAAGGCGTGGTCGGGGTCCAGACGCAAGAGACCTTCTGGGGTGATCCGCTATATCAGATCGTCCGCGACGCCGTGACCAATGCCGACCTGGCGCAGAACGCCACGGCGAGCCTTATCCACGAGGCTAAGGTCGACACCCTCAAGATCCCCAATCTCTCGTCGAACCTGTCCTCGGCAGAGTACGAGACTCGCCTGATCAGCCGGCTCAACACGGCCAACCTCGCCAAGTCGATCCTCAACACCCGCATCCTCGACGCGGCTGAAGAGTGGGACACCCGCGAGCTGTCGTTCACCGGCCTGCCGGACCTGATCGACAAGTTCCTGCAGATCGTCGCCGCCGCGGCTGACATCCCGGTGACCCGCCTGCTGGGCACGTCGGCCAAGGGTCTGAACGCGACCGGCGAGGGCGACAACGACAACTACGACGAGATGATCGCGGCCCGGCAGGAAACCGACCTGAAGCCCGCCCTGGACCGCCTCGACGCCTTCCTGGTCCCGTCGGCACTGGGATCGACGCCAGCCTCGGTCCATTACCGCTTCGCCGCCCTGGAGACGCCTGATCCGAAGGAAGAGGCCGATATCCAGCACAAGCACGCCGAGACGGCCAAACTCTATGCCGACTCCGGCCTGGTCCCGCTGCCGGCCCTGGCCAAGGCGGTGCAAAACACCCTGATCGAAGGCGCGGTTTATCCCGGCCTCGAAAAGGCCCTGGAAGACACCGCCGCCAAGGTCGGCCTGCCCATCGAGATGTTCAAGGCGCTGCTTGCCGCCTGGCAGGCCGGGGCCGCGCCGCAAGAGGCCCTGTTCACCCGGTTGAGCGAGGCCGGACTTCTGCCCAAGGGCATGAGCTTCGACGCCTTCCGCACCGCCATCGAGGAAGAGGGCGGCGGCATGGGCGGGATGAATGAGCCGGAAGGCGAGGATGCCCCCGAGGTGCCGGGCGAGGAAGCCGGCCCGCAGGCCGCGGCCGCGATCGCTGATGCCGAACCACGCACGCTCTATGTGAGCCGCAAGGTCCTGAACGCCTCAGAGATCATCGCCTGGGCCAAGTCGCAGGGCTTCACCACCACGGTCCCGGCCGATGAGTTGCACGTCACGGTCGCCTATAGCCGGGCGCCGGTGGACTGGATGAAGGTCGAGGAGGACTGGAGCGCGACGAAGGAGGGCAACCTCACGGTCAGCGCCGGCGGGCCTCGCATGGTCGAAGCCCTGGGCGACAAGGGCGCCGTGGTCCTGATGTTCGCCTCGAGTGCGCTCGCCTGGCGCCACATGACCATCCGCAAGGCCGGCGCGACCTGGGACTATCCCGAGTACCAGCCTCATGTGACCATCACCTATTCCGGCGCGGACCTGGACCTCGCGACCGTCGAACCCTATCGCGGCGTGATCGAGCTTGGGCCGGAGATGTTCGAGGAGCTGAACGAGGCCTGGTCTGAAGGCCTCGCCGAACAGTGAGCGATCCGCGCCAGACCATCATCGACCTGGCTGTTGGCCATCGCATCGGGTTGGGCCGCTACAGCAACTTCGTGGTCAGGCGGGTCATCTCGCAGCTCAATCGCGTCGAGCGCGATGTCGTCGCCAGGATCGCGGCGTCAGAGCCTGACACCCTTGGGCTGAGCCGCCTGGAGGTCCTGCTCGAAGGGATCCGCGACCTGATCGCCACGGGCTGGCAGACCATCGGCCGGCGCTTCGAGGGCGACCTCGCCGAACTCTCCGACGAGGAGGCCCTGTTCGCCACCCGCTTGGTCCGCCTGGGCGCCGCCGGTGGCCGGGGCGTCTTCTCCCCGGTCCCGCAACCGACCATGGTCTGGGCCGCGGTCCAGGCCCGGCCGTTCCAGGGGCGATATCTCCGGGACTGGCTGAGCGGCGCGGAGGAGGGGACGGCGCGCCGGGTCAGGGAGACGATCAGGACCGGCGTCATCGAAGGCCAGACCACGTCGCAGATCGTCCGGGCCATCCGAGGAACCCGAGCCCTGCGATATCGAGACGGCGCCATGGAGATCAGCCGGCGCGGCGCCGAGGCTATGGTCAGGACGGCGATCACACACACCTCGGCCGTCGCGCACGAGGAGACCTATCGCCAGGCTGGCGGGATCGTCAAAGAGGTCGAATGGGTCTCGACCCTGGACAGCCGGACCACCCTGATCTGCGCCAGCCGCGATGGAAAGCGATACCCGGTGGACAAGGGCCCCCGGCCCCCGGCGCATGTCGGATGCCGGAGCGTCACGGCCCCCGTCCTCGCCAAGATTGAGGGCGTGGCCGAGTTCAACCGCCAGACCTATCCCGAATGGCTTCGCAAGCAGCCCAAGGACGTGCAAGACGACATCCTGGGCGCCACCCGGGCCAAACTGTTCCGCTCCGGCGAGATCGAGCTCGACCGCTTCGTTGACCGCAAGGGCGTGACCCTGACCCTGCCGGAGCTTCGCGAGAGAGACGCTTCCGCCTTCAGCCGGGCGGGCCTACAGTGAGGCCGTGGAGAAGCGGCCCCCGTTCAAGGTCATAGACGGCACGCCAGCCCCTGACACCGCCCTGGAGCGGCGCCGGGTGAGGATGCGCGCCTCAGCGGCCAAGACGCCCTTCCTAATCCGGTGCCATCGCTGCACCGGCAACACCATGATCGAGGCCAAGACCGGCCTGGAGAGCATGAACGGCAAGCCCCGCGGCG